GTTGTCAAATTCGTAATCTAATTGTTCATCTGTCAATGTAGAAGACTCAATGTCCTCAAACGACTCGCCGCATTCGCGCATTCGCAATGCAATTTGTTCTCGCCATGTTGTTTGCAATTTAATCTCCTTTAGTTAATTGAGACTGAACTATAGCACAGAAAATAAAACTGTGCTAAACTTTTTGACATGAAAGAAAAAATAGTTGAAAATCATTTCATCTGGGCGGTTGAGCGCATCGGGGGCAAGACGTACAAGTTCACGTCACCTGGGCGCAAAGGCGTCGCAGACAGGATCGCGTGTTTGCCCGATGGCAGTACATGGTTTGTGGAATTGAAAACAAAAGGCGGCAGGCTGTCAGCGTTGCAGAAGATGTTTATGTCGGACATGACGCTGCTGAATCAGAACTACGCATGTTTATGGACAACAGAACAAATTGATGAATTCATTAAGACCCTACCAAGACGAAGCCGCTGACTTCTTGTACGAGCGCGATCGGGCCATGATCTTGGCACCTGTGGGCGCTGGCAAGACAGCCATTACCTTGACGGCCATGCAAGACATGCTGGCCAACGGTGTGGTCAAGCGGTTCCTCGTCTTGGCACCCAAGCGCGTCTGTACCGACGTGTGGCCAGTCGAGCAACCCAAGTGGGCACCTGACGTGCCTCTGGCCGTGGCGGTGGGCACACCCAAGGAACGAGCCGCAGCGTTGCGTTCCAAGGCGCAGATTGTAGTGAGCAACTACGACAACATCCAATGGCTGGCCGAGCAGGCGCTGGACTTCGACGCCATCGTGTTTGACGAACTGACACGCTTGAAGAACCCGTCAGGCACACGCTTCAAAGCGTTGCTAAAGGTGTTGGAGCCCATGCGCGTTCGTTGGGGTTTGACCGGCTCCTTCACCAGCAACGGCTTGGAAGACGTGTTTGGCCAGTGCAAGATCGTTGACCAGTCGTTGCTCGGTCGTTCCAAAGGCGCGTTCATGCAGCAATACTTTGTGTTGATCAACAAGGAGTTCGGTGAGTGGGCACCGCGTGTGGGTGCCTTGGCCAAGGTCATGGAGCGCATCAAACCGGCCACCTATGTGTTGGAAGCTGGCGAGTACGCCGACAAGCTGCCGCCGCTTCATGTGATCGAAGTGCGGTGCGATCTGGACGACCGCAAGCCTTACGAGAAAATGAAGAAAGATTTTCAGGCGCTAGACGTCCCTGCCATCAACGCGGGCGTGGTGACGGGCAAGTTGCAACAGATGGCCAGCGGGTTTGTGTACGACACGCGCAAGACGGCTTCTGACGTGCCAGGCAAGTTCATCGTGACACAGACGCCAGTGTGGTTCAGCGCGCATAAATTTGACCGACTTGAGGAGTTACTGAATGAGAATCAAAGAGCGAATACGATCATTGCTTACACGTATCAGGAGGAGTTGGCAGAGCTTAAGCGCCGCTACCCCCACGCTCAAACCCTTGACGACAAAGAAGCCATTCAACGCTGGAACGAAGGGCGAGTTGAACTCTTACTGGTGCACCCGAAATCCGCTGGTCACGGGCTCAACCTTCAATTTGGCGGGTGCAAAATCATTTTCCTGTCCCTGCCTTGGTCGTTGGAACTGTACGAGCAGACCATCGGACGTCTGCACCGTTCCGGTCAAAAACACGACGTCTGGTGCTACGTCATGCTGACCAACAAAACTGTAGATGAAAAAATTTGGGGCGCGTTGCACGACAAACGCGCCATAGCGGATATTGCAATGGAGGAGTTGAAATGAGTGTACGTCTGAACAACTGGAAGACCCAGCTAAAGGCTGAGAAGTCTATCCAAAAAATTTATCAACGCGACTTCAACGCGGCTTGGCGCAAGTTGAGCAAGAGCATGGCGCTAACTAAAAAACTGGAGGACAAAGTTGCAACTTACTTGGCGAAAATTAAATGAAGAACTCAAGACCTTTGACGAGCAGAAGGTCTTGGAGATGTTGAACCATGAGCGGGCGAACGCCAAGCGTGTGGTGGTGCTGGAGCGACTGCACCAACGCTACACCACGCTACGGGCGTCGCGTGAACGTATTGAACTTTTACAGGAGGCTAGACAGCCATGAGATACCTTTTACTTTTATTGATGAGTGGATGCGCTGGCAGCGCCCCCATGTTTGACAGCAACGGCACCGCCGAGCAGAAGATGGTGTTGGACAAAAACATTCAGGCCATGAGCCGCAACGAAGTCATCTTGGCCGTGCAAGAGTGTGAAAGCTCTGGCCTGCGGGCGGTGATGGTGTTTGGTAAACGCAAGATCAACAACTACACCGCTGACGTTGTGGCTGACGTGACGTGTGCCCCTAAGTACAGGTACTGAATATGACACAAGAAGCATTGAAGCTGGCGCTTGAGGCGCTGGAAACCCCGTCACCTATGGGGCAATACAAAGCCATCACCGCCATCAAAGAAGCCTTGGCACAGCCAGAGCAAGAGCCTGTGAAGATGGTTGCATACAACTGTTTTTGCGGTAGGACTATGAAGTTTGAATCAGTGCATGGTGTCGTTGCACCACAGCGCACAGAGCAAGAGCCTGTGGCGCATTGGTCAGATTGTGCTGTACATAGCGAGCCAGCATACCCAAAAGGTGAGTGTGATTGCGGTGGAATTGTTGCAGTCGCTGATTACACGGCACTATCCGACAAGTATGTTGCTTTATCCGACAAGTATGTTGCTTTGAAAGCACAGCGCACATGGGTGGATTTAACGGATGAGGAAATTGCACAAGGTTGTAAAGAATCATGGGTAACTGAACAGGCTTTTCAGTCAGCAGTGTGGTGGGCAGAAGCCAAACTCAAGGAGAAAAATTGTGCTTGAAAAGATCAGAACATTCTTCGGCAAACGACGCGAGCGCGGTAGGACGGTCATGCAAGAAGGTCTTGTATGGCGGTGCAGTAACTGCTACCTTATTTTTCTAACCAAATCAGCCGGAGATGAGCACAAATGCCAAGACCTAAAAGTGAATTGACGACGAGTCAAAAGTGCGTAGGCGCAAAACTTACGCAGTGGCAGTATGAAGAATGGAAGCGGCTCGGCGCTTCAAAATGGCTGAAACAAATGCTGACCGAAAGTAGGAGACAACGAAATGCCAAACTTTGAATTGTGGAGCCAAGAGAACTTGGCCAAGTTTGCCAAAGAAGCCTACGCCAAGATGCAAGAGCAGCAAGAACGCATTGAGCAATTGCAGAACGAATTGAAAGACGCCATCAAGGCATACAGGGAGTTGAATAAATGAGTTACATCGTGGCAGCACTGCCGCCAGTTAAATGTTTCGTCAAGCGTGAGTTCCTCTACAACTTCACCAAGGGTCACGGCGAACTGGAGCCAGCCATTTGGGTCAGCCTCAAAGCGTTGCGTGGCCAAGTGTTCCGCATTGAGTCGTTGCTGCCAGCGTATGGTGCGCTGTACGACAAGCTGCCCATCCATGCGTATGTGTGGAAGGAAGACGCCAGTGACCTACCTATTGACACGCTACAGTTGTGGGACTGCATGGGTTATCGCTTCACCATCATTGAGAAGATCGGCTTGCGTAACTTGGGCGTGAAGTTCTTGGGTAAAGACAAGCAGTGGCACTTTGGGCGCTACTTGTTCACTGTGGACTTTTGCGCTGATGAGTTGACGCTGGACACTGGCTTTACCGAGCAGGCCGAGGAACACAAGTCCTTCAATTGGATTCAGTTGGACAGCGGCCAGTTTGCCTGCCAACCCAACAACCGCTGCCTTTGGTATGACCAGAGCCTGATCCCCGCAGAGACAAAGTTTCCTGACTTCCAAGCCGCGCAAACCTTTTGGACGGTAGACGGCACACGCAAATGGTCAGCGGGGGACGATTGGTTTTACGACATCAAGGAGAAAACATGAGTGAACTTCTAATTACTATCGGAGTCTTGTTCATCGGCGCAATCGTTGGCATTGGAACCTTGGTAATTTTTGTTAGGTTTTTGGCACACGTTCAAAATGTGGACAGTCCACCAGATTGGAGAAATTCCCGCCCCAACGATTCTTCGGGTGGAGACTCTCCCAGTACTCCCCAAGAGGCGCAAGAATCGCCTTATCCCAAATGATCTTGTTGTCTTTGAAGAAGTTCAGATCAATGGCGCAGCGTTTGAGGTGGATGCTGTTCATGGTCTTGGAGCGGCCTGTCTTGAAGTAGATCGCTTGTTGTTCAGGCGTTCTGGCCAACTCACCGCCAGTGACCTTGAAGCCTTGGTCGGTTGCGTATTGGATCAGTTTGCAGGCATCCAGCAAGAATGCGGCTTGTTCGTTAGATAGGCTCATTTCTTCCTCATTTCTGCTAACTTCTCTACCGTGCGCCCGCCAAAATACGCACCCATGATCAACATGCCCCAGTTGCCCAGCAAGGTCACGTAGGACTCGTTTGCGTTGTACCCGTAGGCAGACATCATGGCAAACAAGAAGTAGCCCAAGAAGATGGCAATCAAGCTCATAGGGCGTATGTTTTTGGACAGCCAAGAGTCAGATGCCATATCTGCTTGCCAGCGGTCTGTGACGTTATCAGCGTCGCTTTGCGCGGCCTTGGCCAACAAATCAAGCTCGGCCAACTCCATTTTGGCTTTCTCAATGCCCAACTCCAGTAGGCGCTCCTCATGGGCGTACTGCAACTCGCGCAGCTTGCTGACATCTTCTGGTGTGGGGGCGTCGGGGATCTTTACGCCAAGGGTGTTCTCGACCACTTCTTTGCCTTTGGCCTGGATAGCACTAGATAGCAAGCCAAGGCCGTTTTGGGCCAGTGTGCCAAGCAGCGATGCAACGATGGGAATCATTTCTTCTCCTCAAGTTGGGTGATAAGGCGGCGAATAATTGCCTGCTGTTGTTTGTTTTCTTGTAGTACAACAAGCATATCAAAATACATCAAGGCCATCAAATACAGAAACAACGGCAAGATCAGCATCACCGCAATCAGTGAAATCAAAAAAACTATTTGCCCGTTGTCATCTGCTTTATTGACCATAGGAGGAGGTGGAGGTATATAGTAACTGTCAGAACTGCCCCGATTATTAGCGCCTTGTCGTGCAGATTGTTGAGCCTTTTTCTGCGTTGCCATTTACGTTGCATCTCCAATTGGCGTTCTAGTTCAATCTGCCTTTCGTTTTCCTCGTTCAGTTTTGCGTATTCTTCCTCAAACCTAGACCAGACGGCACCCAACGCGGGGTCTGTGTGGTAGATCAAAAACTCACGCAACTCAACCGACTGGCGTTCCAACTCAATCTGATGGAACACGTTCTCAAGCGCCTGCGCTTTGAGTGATTTGGTTTTGGGTGGGTCAAGTTCTTGGCGCTTGACTTCTTTTTTTATTTCTTCGTGCGAGTCGAAGAATTGGCCGATGAACCCAGAGATCTCTTTCGTTATCTTGTAGAGGTCTGTGCCAGCGGCCTTTGCGTCTTTGTACAAAGCCACACCTTGCTTAATTCCAGCAATTGCAGCCAGTGCCAATGTGATAGGTTCAATTTCACCCGCCTATCAATTTGCTGATCATCGTGCCGACAAAGCCAGGGCCCAGCAACACCGCGCCGATCACGATGTAGAGCAGGTACTCAATGCGTGTCATGCGCTTGTCGCCTTCGGTGAAGGCTTTCTCTATCGCGGCATAGCGTTCAGCGCAGACAGCCTCATGCACAGCGAATTCCTTTTCAACGCTGTCCATCACTGAGCCTCAGTAGGCACTGGCGTTGCTTCAGCATCCGCAAGTGCTTGTGCCTCTGCTTGCTGTGCCGCTACTGCCGCATCATGGATTGCTTGTTCTTCAGGTGTGTACTCAACTTGTGTGGTCACGCCTGTTTCTACATTTACTACGATTCTGTGTGTCATGGTTAACCCTCGTACATGATGTTAATTAAGCCAGCGTCAAATGTTGATGTGCCGTTTATTGAACCTAAACGAATTTGAGTCAAAGTAGACGCAAGTGCTTTTGAACCAGATGCACTGTAAACATCAGCGCCGTCTGGACCTGCCGTTGTTTGCTGTTGAAGAACCCATAGATTTGTTGCAGAATCTAACAAAGTCAACACAACAGTACCGTAAAAACCAGATGCGGCTGTGGACCTTAGCCCCGGTTGAAAATATGTTGTATTGCCAGCAGTAGAAAGTCCGTTAGTTGAAGTCCACCAGTTATATCCAGTAGATTCAAACCCGCTGGATGTACCTAAACGCATAAAAACACCTGTTGCCCCATTTGTAGAAACAGCAGACAACATCACAGTAACACGTTTAATCCAACTTGGCAGACTTGTAAAGTCAACGCTTACACCTGATGTAGACGCAACAGCAGTGCCAGAGGTAATCCCCAGTACCGCACCTGAGTTGATCGTGACGCTTGCTGAACCATCGATTATTACGGACATAGTTTAACCCTCGTACAAAATGTTGATTGAACCACCATCAAATGCGTCTGTGCCGTTGGCTGTAGTGATGCGTATTTGTGTTAAAGCGCCTGCTAATGAAATTGAACCACCACCCATAACAGCATAAGCAGTATTAGATTGCCCCAGTACAAAACTTTGCACCCAAGCATTTCCTGTAATATTCGTTATAACAGCATGACCATGTAATGTAGCTGAAGAATCAAAAGCGTTTCCACTAATTAATAAACTATCTGTTCTGTTACCACTACCCGTGGTAGCTCCTGTAAAGATTCCACCACTTGCATATCCGGATGTAACAAAACCTCCTGATGTTCCTAAGCGCATAATCGGTGGAGAACTGCCATTAGTAGTTATCCCTTGAAACATTACCGTAATGCGCTTAATCCACGCTGGCAGACTTGTGAAATCAACGCTTGTACCTGATGCAGTAACAACAGTACCTTGAGCAATCCTCTGCAACTGCGCCCTAGACGCATTGCTGTCAGTCCCAAAGAATTGACCGTTGTATTCAAGGTTGCCAGCGGCTGCTGTACCAATCAGCGTGTCAGAAGTTAAAACAAGTATTGACATGGTTAAGCCTTCAGGTTTCTGAGTTGGTCAGTTGTTGTGCATGAGTCTGCCAACTTGGTGATGTCACGCAGTCTTTGCTTTTCAGCCACGATTGCTGTGGTGTCTGCGCCTGTTTCCAGTGCTCTTTGAAACGCAACATCTTGTGCCACTAACAAAGATTCACGCTCAGTGCGTAAACGACTCTTGGTTATCTCTTTGGCTTTGGTAATGTTGATGGTGATCACGCTGTGTACTCCCATGCGTTGCGGAATGTGCGATCTGTCGGTATGTCAGCTACATCCACAATTTTGTAAGGTTTGCCAGCAGGAACATCCTTGGCGGCAATTTCCTCAATGGTTAAACCGCACTCTGGTGCTGGAACAATGATGGCAACACCATCGTCTGTTGGGTAAATGATTCTTTGGTTCATGGTTACTCCTTGTTAGCGGAAGATGGAGACACAAGTAAAAAGAGGATCAAGCAAAGCAACGGTGTTACTAACTTTGATTCTTAATGCCGTAGTAGATGGATTTGCAACGGCAATTCTTACAATATAAGTATCTGCTGATCCAGACCCTTCGCCAGCAGTTGCTGTTGCAGAATAATTAGCATCAGGCATCGCAGTCGTGAAGTTCACCGTGTAGTCACCAGTGCCGTTATCCGTAATGCTGGTCACATTACCACTCGCACGAATAGCCACAGTACCTGTGCCGTTAAAGTTCACCCAAGCACGACAACCATAAGCAGTAGCGACAGAGCCGTAGCCTGAGTTAAATTGAATATCTCCAGAACTATTAGAGCCAATTACACTGCCTGTGGTAGCTGGCAAAGTCAGCGTAGTAGTACCTGAAACAGCAGGCGCAGACAGCGTAATTGCCCCACTGGTGTCTCCTGAAATAACGACTGATGACATATATTTCCTTTACAAAACGACCCAGCGTGAGCCAGAAGGGACAGTGACTGTGACAGTTGTCGTGATCGCGCCGCTGATTGCGGTTTGCGATGGGCTGACAACATAAGTGCCGATGCCGCCAGTGCCAGAAGCAAACGCACTGATTGTAGTGCCTGCGGTCACATTGGTGCCAGAAATCACACTGCCGACATACAACGCGCCGCTGGTTGCAGAATCAACACTCAAGATCGTTCCTGAGATCACACCATTGCCTACAAAGCCGCCAGCGATGGTGATCGGGCCTGTGGACATGGCGTTCTTGCCAGATGAGATGCTGTACTCTATGGTGACCGTCTGATCGTTCTCATAGAAGATCGAGTTGCCACCACCACCTGATGCGCCGCCACCCAACGGGCCCCAGTCTGTGCCGTAGCCTTCAAAGGTACCCAAGGTGGTGTTGTAGCGGAACATGCCCGCCACGGGCGTTGCTGGGCGCTGGGGCGTGGTGCCTACGTTGGACTTGGCGGCTCCCGTGCCAGTGAAGTTGACTTGACCAGAGAAGGTGACCGTGCCTGTGGCTGACAGCGTGGTGAACGCGCCGGTGTTGGGTGTAATGTTGCCAATCGGCGGGGGTGAGGCCAAAGAGCCAGAGTCCAAGGGGATGGAGATGTTGTCTACGGTGTAGAGCAACACGTCGTCGGCGTCCCTGACTATGAACTTGTAGCTGGTGGTGTTGATCAACCAGATGTTGGCTTGGCCAAAGGAGTCCAAGATGATCGGGTTGGTGTTGGCCGTGGTGGCGAAGTAATCGGTGTACGTAGCGATGGGCGTTGAAGTACCCGCTGCGTAGGTGTAGATTTTGCCGCCGACAAGAGGCAAGCCATCCGATCCGAAAATCTGTTGTTTGGGGGAGGGGGTTAAGCCAGCCATTGGGTTACCTCAAGTTGTTTTGATTTTCAGGCGCTAACGCATTTGTTACGCCAATGGTTGCTGGCGCTGCTGCTTTTTGCACCCAGCTTTTAGGATCAGATAGCAATTTTGCCACTCTGTTACGTTCAGGCCCAGGCAAACTTTCCAACAAGTCTGCGGTTGCGCCAGGTGTCTTAAACGCTTCGGTCAGCGTACCCAACGTTTTTGAGCCAATCTTGTTTTCAAGAATTTGCATGGCCTTGTTAGTCGTTGCGGCCACAGCGGTAATATAAGACGGCAAGCGGAACTTGGACAAGTTTTGCAACATCAGTTCTTTGAGCGCCTCTTGGCCCCCCGCCACTTGAGTCTTGATGTTGACCTCGCGGATAGTTTTGGCAGCTTGATCGCGTAACACGTTCAAAGTGTTTTCACTTACCTCTTTGGCAATGTCATAGCTACCTGGCCCCAAAATCTTTTCAACTGCTTCAGGTGATTCACCTTGCACCAAACGCACAAACTCATCTTTGTTGGTCTTGTACAGTTTGAGTGCCTCGCCTGAGAGTTTCTTCTCCGCAATTTGTTGCATACCCTTGGCGTGGTTTGTCAAATAATCGCGCCAGCCAGAACCACCAGCACCTTCAATGGCGTCATCAATCAAAGGTTTGATTTTGGCCATTACCGACGCAGCAAGATTGCGTTGAGTGGTTGCGTCGACCCCTGGGCGCAATTGTTGAATTGCGGCGTTGACTGAATTTTTGCGGATGGCTTCCAAAGCAACAGCGTCAATCACGCCGTTGCTGGCCGTCCATTTGGCAATATCGTCAGCAACATTTTTTGCCGCTCCAGCCAATAAATCGTTGCCTGCAAATTCAGGTCTGTTGGTCACAGACCTGATATTTTGAATAAGCGGTGCTGTCTCCAAAGGTTTGATGCCTACAGACCTTAAAGCATCGGCAGCGCCTTGAGCAAACCGAGCGCCTTGACCAAGGTCAAGAGAAGCGTCAGCCGCTTTAGATGACCATTCATTCAACGCTTTATTAGAAAGCTGGCCAAAATTAGTGTACGGGGTTGCGCCAACGGGCAAGTTGCGTTTGATCAAGTCAAGCCGCGCCCATGCTTCGGCGGCGTTGCCCGCTTTAATCAAGTCACGCACTTTCTGAACTTCAGCAGCAGCTTCCGCACTTAACTTGCCTGCCTGAGCCTCATACGCCGCCACATCTTTACCTAAATTGGCGCGGTCGAGCGCAACCTCACGTTGTGGGCCTGTCAGGGCATTCAAATTGTTTTTAGCGGATTCAAGCGTAGCGCGGGTTTCAGTCGCAGTAGAGCCGCCCGCCAATTTGGCCAACGCGTTGACACCTTCGGCCTCATTCATGTTTTTAAGGTTCAACACAAACTTGGGGTCGCTGGCCAAACGGCGCTCAATCAAAGCCTGCCATGTGGGATTGGTAATGTTGGCCGTGGCTTGCGCTGCGCTAAGGTTTGGTGGCGCAGTGCGAAGCGCGTTAAGCACTTGGGGTAAATCATCACCCAAAGCGTTACGGGCAATTTTTGCGGCTTTCTGTGCGGGGATTTGACGCAAGTCCATTACCGCGCCAAAGGCTTTGCCAACATACGGCGCTACAACACGCCCGCCTGCTTCAAAAGTTGCGCCTTCCAACACATTCTTAACCGGCTCGGTAATGGCTTCTGCGCCTTGACGCGGTGCTTTACCACCCAGGTAAATGTCGGCCAAGTTAATCGCCTCTTTGGCCATCCCATAACCTAGCCCAGCGCCGCTAACAGTGCCAAAAGGGCCTAAAGGCGTACCCAAGGCCGCGCCGCCTGCTGCACCCAAAACTTCAACCGTTGGTGCAAGGTATGGCCGCACGGTTTCGTACATGTTGGGTTCTTTACGTGGCTCGGGGATCCCCGACGGCGCGTCTGCCGAACCCATTGCGGTAGCAATGCTTTCGCTAATTTGTTTGGCGGCACCCTGCACACCAAACTTTTCATGGATAGCTTGCTTGGTGGCTTCGTTTGCGTTGACGTAGTTTGGGTCTTCAGGCGCGTATTTTAGAAAAATAGCCGCCTTTGTCGCCTCGTTTGCGTTGACATAGTTAGGATCGTTAAGGATCGTGGCTAAATCGGCCATTTATTTTCCCTTCAACAAGGGGTTGCTGGTATCGACAGCGCCTGCGGGTGCTTTACCTTGATTCTTGTAATCATAAGTCAGATCGTACGCTTCACGCACACGTTGTTTGGACACCCTAGTTGCGTTAGCAGCTTCCGTTAACGATCTGCTCAAATCAGCGGTGTCTTGCGTACGGTTGATAGGCGCAAACGCATCACGCAAGTATTGACCTTCTTGGTTTGATACGTTGCCCAACGCGCCGCCAGTCGGGGACGCTGCTCGCATGTTTTGCAATTCTTGAAAGCCGCCGCGAGCAACAATGCTGTCGTACAACGCTTGCGCTGCACGGGCGTCTTTGGTAAGCGCAGGTGTGCGGCCATAAATCAAACCTGAAATTCCAGATAGGCCAGGGTGCTTGGCCAACCTTTCCAAATCCGCCGCCAATTTATCTGCGCTTGACTCAAATGTCTTGACCGCAGATGTAGCGGCGGGAAACTTAGCTTCACGCGCTTGAATTTCTTTTGGTGCCAAGCCTTCCATTGCAGAAGCGGGAGCCATACCTTTGCGTATGGCTTCTTCACGGCTGACATATTTAACTTTTCCGTCTGCGCCAACAACTGCAACAGGGGCAGCAGGTGTTGCAGAACTTACTTGTGGTTTTGGAACTAAGTCCGCATAGTTTCCTGACGTGTTGAATTTAGCTATTGATGTTGGCGTAAAGTCATTAGGGTTGATGGTTCCAATTGTTTTGCCTTCTTTTGGCGTTCTTAACACCAAGTCTGCATAATTGTTTGACGCAACAAATTTAGCCACAGACTCTGGTGTGTAACTATCAGGATTGATATTGGAAACTGATTTATCCGCTTTTGTTGGTTTTAAAACCAAGTCTGCATAATCCTTGCTTGTTGCAAATTTAGCCAAAGATTCGGGCGTGTAATCCGATGGTGTAACACTAGCAATTACGTTATCCGCTTTTGAGGGCTTTAAAACCAAATCTGCATAGTTACCTGACGTGGCAAATTTTTGTACCGAGTCAGGGGTGTAATCCGCAGGGTTGACGTTACCCAAATTTGTATTTTTAATGTCAACTTTTGGAACCAAATCAGCGTAATTTTGTGACGCGCTAAATTTTGCAATTGATTCTGACGTGTAATCTTTTGGATTGATAGCCGAAAAAGTAGCGTGCCGTGGATCAACTACACGTTTGTATTCTTCAACCAACAATTCACGTTGTTTTAACCACCCAGGTGCGTTGCCGTATTTTCTGTCGCCGTCATTTATTTTTGATGAAAGTTCTTGTTTAGGGTTTGCTGGCGCAACCATAGCATTGACCGGCGCAGCAGGCGCAGGCGCAAGTTTGTTTTCTGTATCAGGTTGAGCCGCTACCGGCGCTGGGGTTTGATCTTTTAAGAATGTAGCTTGCTGTTGGTATGTTAAAACTGTTTGGTTTGCGTCAAACAAGTTTTTGCCCGCATCGCGGACTTTTGGGTTTGGATGCCGCAACATTTGCATAGCCGCATCCATAGGGTCGTCAGTAGCCGCGCCATTTTGCTTGGCTGCGTTCATAACTTGAGTTACGTAGTCTTGCGCTTCTTGCGCTTCTCGAATTGACATCCGAGCTTGACCCAACTGCGCTTGCGCCAATTCGTTTTGAGTGCCCGCAGCTCTTCTTTGATCTTGAGCAGCCAAAATGTTTTGCACTTGCCCATACTGCGCCAACGGGTCAGCAATTTGAATTGGCTGAACACCAAGTGAAATTCTAGGATCAATAGGCATGTTTTATTCCTTAGCCGATAGGATTGTTAACTACCGGCGATCTATTTTGCAACGCGTTTATCATGTTTTGACCTTGGCTGTAGTTTAGATACGTACCTAAACCACCCGTCAAAGCGTTTGCCGTGCCAACGTACCCAGACGCCCGCGCGGCTGCGCCGCTGGTCATGAGATTGCCAACATTTGTAGACATATTCCCCGCAATATTTGCAGAACTTCCCGCGTAATTTTGACCAGATGCACCAAGTTGTTGGCTTGTAGTTTGGCCCATACCTGTGAGCGACTGTAAAGGTCTTAAACGAGCGTCACGCTCAGCTTGATAGCGATTGAATGCGTTGGTGTATTCTTGGCTGCCCATCTCTTGGCCAAACCGTTGTAGCGCCTTACCCGTGCCGCCAGACAGCAAGCCGCCACGGGCCGCAGCAGACCGTTCTAATTGTTTTTGGCCTTCTTTCAAACGAAACGCGTAACCTGGATCAGCTTGAAACTTATCCATGGTAAACGGTTCATATCTTGATGCTGAAACCAATTCTGGCAACGCATTGACGCCCACATCATAGAAAGGCTTTTGCCGAGCTATGTCTTCTTCGTACATACGCTTTTGAAGAGCTAATTGCTCTTGAGAAGTTTGGCGTTCAAGTTGTGCAGCGCGATCCGTTGCACCAGCTTGTTCTCTTCCCGCTTTATTTGCTGAGTACGCACCTACGGCTGCGCTACCTACAACTGCTGTTGCTACCCATGTCATATCAAACTCCTTGCGCCGGTATTTGCGGCAATGCTTCAACAGATGCAATCAATCCCAAATCGTCGTACGACGGGGCGATAACTTCATGTTCAATTTTATCTAGCTCAGTTTCAGACTCAAATTCAGTCAAATGGACAGTTGTCCATATTGTGTCTTCTAACGCACGAACCACACGTTTCAAGCCAACCTCTGAGATAAACGTGCAAGGTGCTTTTAAATGCTTTTCGCCAAACTCGGTGTATACGATAACTTCACCTTGCGTGATGAAATTGAGGTGCTGGTGCCGGTGTATTTTTCCAATTACTATCGACCCTTTAGGGAGTTTTATCTCTCTAGCGTAAGTGCAGCAGCCATACTTTTCATCTTTAGGTGAAAAATAATGTTTTAACGTGCATTCTTCAGCAATAGATTCCACTTCACCATTGGCAATCATGGCGTCTAATCCGGCTTGAACCGTCAAGACGTTTTGGCGAAATTTAACCTTATCAACTAGATCGTTCACGAAACTTCCCTTCCGCTGACGCGCATGTTGATGGCGCTGGCTGTACCTGCGATTGTGGAGATAAATCCCCCAGAAGGCAATATCTGGCCAACAAGTTCAGGAAAGATATAAGTCTCAGACGCGGCCAAGGTGCGCTGCTTGACGATCAAGTTGTCGTTGCTGGCGGTGCCTGTGGCCGTGATCAAGTTAACGCTGATGGTGGCCGATGAGCCACTGTAGTTGGTGGCTGTGAACTTGTCGATGATCGTGGTCACGCCATTGGCAATATATTGCGTTGTCTGCGTTGCCTCAACGGTTTTGGCTGGAACTAAATTTTTGGCGGTTACAGTCATTGAAGCACCTTTTACAAAACAACCCAGCGGGAGCCTGACGAAACCGTCACGGTCTGACCACTAGCAATGGTGATCGGCCCAGCCGACATGCCTGAATTTCCAGTGGCTATAGTGTAACTCGTTGAAACGGTTTTGCTGTTGACGTAAATTCCGTTGCCCGCATTGAATTGCTGGGACAAGAATTCGCCCGTAGACGGCTTGTACAGCAACTTGGCGTTACTGATGTACGCCGTCGTAAAACTGCCAGAAAGTGCGTTGGCAAATACAGGGTAGACATTGGTGGCCGTAGCAGTGTCGTTGGTGATTGTTGCGCCGCTTCCCCCACCTGAAGTTTGTTTTAGATTCCCATTGGTATCGTATGCGCCATTAGTTGTCCATGTATCGCCAACTTGTAAAGTAACTTTAACAATTACCCTTGTGCTTGCAGTATTTAGGTAACCAACAGTTATGGTCACTGCGGCAGTGTCGTTGTTTTCAACCGTGATTGTGTTTATTATTCTTCTGGTAGAGGCGGCAGGGGCGGCAACCACGGTCACTGCCGTAGTGCCATTTAAAACGCCATCGTTTGCACCTTCTGTAAACGTAGTGCCGTTGTTGTCTGCGTATGCAGCGGTGAAACTTGGGTTTGTCGTTGCAGCCGCACCCGACATAACTATCGTTATGGATTTGGATGTTGTATCTAAAACTATCATAGTTTCCTCATTTTAAGAACCATGCAAAAGCATAGGCATTGGTAGTTGAAGACGCAACAGAAGCCCAAGATGTATTTGTCCCATCAGTAGTTAGATACTTGCCTGAATTAGCTGTTTGACTGGGCGCTAGTGCATTGAACGCTGTGTTAGCTGTAGTTTCACCAGTGCCGCCGTTGGCGATAGGCAAAGCCGTTCCTGAGTAGGTGATGGCCAAGGTGCCCGACGAAGTGATTGGTGAGCCGCTGATCGACAAGAACGACGGCACAGTCGCAGCCACCGAAGTGACCGTGCCACCAGGGTTGCTTGAATTGATTGTCTGGTTTGGCCAAGTGCCGGTGATGCTGACGTTGGTGCCTGCTACCAGTGAGGGAGTGGCCGTGCCTGTACCGCCGTTGGCCACGGCCACAATGCCTGTGACGTTGGACGCGGTGCCGGTGGTGTTCTGGTTAAGTGTAGGTACGTCAGCAACTTGGATGGTATCCATTACCACATTGGTGCCGTTACCTCTCAAGTATGAACCGCTGGTAACCGCGCCAGCAAAAGTGTTCATGGCCAATTGAGCCGTAGCCTGCCCCGATCCACCATTGGCCACCGCCACGATGCCTGTGACGTTTGCTGCCGTGCCAGTGGTGTTTTGATTGAGCGTGGGCACATCCGCCGCCACGATTGCGCGGAAAGTTGGAGCACCTGCCGAGCCGTCGGGCGCAGCGAAGAAATAGTTGGCCGTCTGGCTGGCCAGCACCGCAGTCAAAGTACCTGTGGTTGTGACGGGCGAGCCCGACACCGTAAAAATGGCAGGTAGGGATAACCCTACAGAAGTGACCGTGCCCGTGCCATACGAACTGCCAGGGATGTTTTTCCAATACCCCAAGGTACTGTCGTAAGCGATCAGATCGTTGTTGGCCAAGGTGCCAAACTGCACGTTGGAGTCTGTACCGCCAAGCACGGAACCTGGGTTGATGCGGATAAGAATTGTGCCGCCACCGCTAGACCCGCCGTTGATAACCGCAGCCATTTGGACTTTGACATTGGGCGCTGAAGGTTTGGTTTTTGTCAACCCACCTGCTACCGAAGGGTCGTACCAAAGAATATCTCCATCGGCGTACCCCGAGGTATTTACATTTCGCAAAGTGCCAAAAGATTGAACCAAACCAAAGTCATTGAATGGTATTGCTTCAGCGGCGATACCCATAATGTATGCGCCGTCTGTAATGCCTGTAGCTGGAGCCCCCGTTGGTACGCCACTGGCACCAACTGCGCCAGTAAACATGACAACTTGGCCTTTGGTAATTGCGCTTGTGGCTTTGCAATAGAAAAATTGATCCTCGCCAATATGTTGGGTGACATTACCACCCGCCATACCCAAGCCCAAAGTATTGTTGCCATCCCAACCCAACTGCCCTGCGGTAAGCGCGGTAGCGTATAGAGTGTCAAACTGCACGTAGGTCGGGCTACTGATGGCCCCAGTAAGGCCAGACAAACTGGTGATGTCGGCGTTGGCACCTTTGAGCGCGAAGGGAGCGCCTGCCGCCGTTGAGGCTCCTGTGCCACCGTTGGTAATATTCAAAATACCAGCAAGCGTAATTGTGCCGCTGGTGGTAATCGGGCCACCAGAAGTGGTCAAGCCTGTCGTGCCGCCCGATACATCGACCGATGTGACCGTACCTGAGCCACCACCTGCCGTTGCAGGTACGAATGGCGGCGCAAGTTGCAAGTCATCCAAAGATGTTTGGTTGTTGCCGCCGCCAACCAAAGTGAATATGTTCAAAAAGAACCGATACCACTCACGCGACATCAACCCCGTGCGAGGGTCGATAAACTCGACCCGCGACGAAGGTAGGTTCGTTATATTAAGTAATTCAGGCATTGGTCGGGCTCAGAATCAATTCAGCGCCCATAATGGCGACCTTTACAGGATCGGTGCCAGACACTTCATAGACCCTATCCCGCAGCTTGAGCGTCATGCCCAACCGACGCCAGAACACGCGCTGGTAGTACGCGCCGATCTTGCCCATGGGCGACCAATGCTCATTGCTCCACGTGTGGCCACCATCATCTGACCAACGCAACATGACCTGCGGGTCGTCGCCTTGGCCATCGGCCAAGCCCGTGCCGGATTCACAATCCAGTTGCAGGCTGTGGTGGGCAGTACGCTTGAGGTTGTTCTGACCGCTGGGCAGGGCTCGCCATGAGCGCAGCCATTTTTGAGGCTCATCATAGTCAGCGTAGACATCCAAGGTCATTTTGTAAATGTTGCCATTTTCAAAGTCACCAACAATGGTGTTGCCAATGAAATTACATTGGCAGTTAGACCGATGGCGAGTAAAAGCCCCGTTGTCCCAGCCAGCACGTTCATGCCACGCTTGAGTGGCCACGTCGTAGACCCATGTGGCGTTGCCGGTGGGGAACGTCAGCACATAAAAGGCGTGGCCTTCTTGCTGGTAGGTGTAAGCCACCGCGTCTGAAATGTTGCCGTACTGAGCGATTGCATACTCAATGGCGTGGGTGGATACCCGCTGGCCGGTGTAACCGTTGGCTCGGTAGACGATGCCTTGGCCACGGGCGTCAGTGCCCAGCCAAAACAAACCGTTGTCCAGCTTGGCCACTGAGAACGCAGCCACGCAACCAATTTCGTTAAACGCACCTTGGATGCGGGTCAACGGGAAGTCGGCCAAGCCAGCGTCGTACCAGACTTCAATTGAGTCGGTGCCAAACATCCATGCTTCACGGTGGTCTATGTTGATGGCCACCAAGCCGTCAGGTGAGCCCTCAGTGCTGGCAAAATCCAACGGATCGACAGACAAGCCGTCCAACAAAGACGTCACCCACACCTTTTGGCTGTTGGGTTCGTTGAACACAAAGTAGCCGTCCAAGTAGCCCACAGTCACCGCGCCAGGGAAATCTGGGTCGGTGATTTGCTGAAACACGTTGGTGACTTCGTTGTAGATGTAGCTGTCAGGGTTGCAGGCAAAGAAAAGCTGGGTTCCATTGTCAGCAATAGACACGGGGCCCGTGCCGGTGACATTGCCCAAAAAAGTAGGCGCAGAGGTCATGCCGTCAAGTTTGTAGACTTCGTTGCCCGACACCACAAAGATATTCGACCCATTGGTCTGGTGTGCCCACAGAGCACGGATGGGGCCGGTGCCGATTGTCTGCAAGAATTCTAAGCCAGGGCAACGCGTCAAAAAAGCCGCAGTTTTGCCGCCGTCTGGCGTGGCTTCTGGGTACAAATTGACCATGCGATTGTCGGCAGCGTTGATGCTGCGAGCAACATAACTGGAGCCAAGAATCGGGGTTTGCATCAGTAATTACCGGCGTAAATGTTGAACCGTTGGCGTGTGGCCACAATGGCGTAAGGCATGGACATCACATCGTCAGGATTGTTGATGCGTTTCAAGTTACGCTTGGAAGTCATGGCAATACGTTGCACTTGTGGACTTGGCTCCACGCCAAACTCAGGTGCAATTTCCATGGCCAAATTGTAAGTAAACGCTCGCAAATAACCTGGTGGAAACAAAATGTTGGTCACCAAAGTGGCTGGTTCAGCCAGTTTTTGCACACTGATAAAGTGCCATTCCAAGTCGCGCGTAGGGCGTGGGTAAATGGTCATTGTGACATCAGGAAACCCCATATTCACAAAAATCACTTGGGGGTATGTGCTGGTCACAGTTTTGACCGCAATGCCGTCGTACTGTTGTTGGTTGATGAATTTAATGCCAAACGACACGTTGGTGCCTGGATCGCGAAAATATGTGGCGTCATCCAATAAAACGGGCCGCAAGCCTACAAAATTGCCTGTTGGGCCAAGAGTGCGGATGTACTCACTGGCAGGCCAAGTAAACAATTGAGCATGGGTACAGAATACGGAAAGGCGCTCGGTGTTCCCTGAATCAATCATCTGATTCAA